CGTAGCTGCATACTTTTTCCCAACGGTAGGATTGCTGAACGATCCAAGCTTTTGAATATTCCAACCCGACCCTGTGACTGATACTGGGTCGGCGCTTGTGCCTGCCATGAGATTCACTGGCACGTCCTTGTAAGGCATATTGTCAAACGTCTTCGTGGCTACCGAGTGCGCAATGCCATCGGGAACCAGAAAATTAATAGTACCAGTGCCAAGAAAATAAGCCCGGTCCATGTCAATCTTGCCATCAACTTTTGCATACCAAAATTCATCAGGGCGATCATCAATGATTAGCTTCTGAACATCAGTGCTATAAAGTAGTGGCGCTAACTGCCGTTCAAATTCACGACGAGATAGCGCCACAAAATCATAAGTTACTGGAATGATTCTAGACTTAAGACGACTATTGATAAGCATCTCACCATCGCTAATTCCAACAGAATGGGAAGTGTTTTCAATCTCTGATGTAATTCCCCTAGCAGCACTAAACTGCAGAACGGAACTACCAATCTTATGTCCTCCAAATATCAAGTTCGCCAATTAATAAACACCCCTTCCATGTCTTTCTCTGATTGTGTTTTGCTTATCCAGCTCATTAATTGTTGGGTACAACCATTTGCCAATTTCGCGGTTATTTTCAAGCACTACTTTGCCTTCAGTACGTTGTGTATGATTAATCTGATAAATTGTTAATTCGATCAGTCTTGCTAGCAAATCCTCAGCACGACTATTGCTACCACTATAAATGCTGGTAACAAAGGTTTGCGGATTCAATTGGTTTATTCTATTAGCAGCGCCTCCGAAGTCTGTGGTGCCGCCAGCAAAACGCGGAATGTTCATACGTCGTGCTTTGTCAGCGGGAATGACCATCGAATGCCGCGGCAATGGTGTTACCACGTTTCGCTCTTTGAACATAAACATGTTGCCGCCAGGTGTGATGATCGGTTCTTGGTAATTAGATCCAGGGGCATCATTGACCATCGCCAGTGAACTCGTTCGGAGATCATTAGTTCCGTGCTGCAAGTGAAGGAACTTCCGAATAATGCTCGGAATATTAACCACAAAATTTAAAGTCTTCGTGATGACTTCATTCCCACCAAATGCGCTAACTGCACGTTTGGCGGCACTTGCGGGTCCTGTCGTATTATCATGGCCTTTGAAATATTTATCTCCCGGATTTGTTCCATTAAAACTTCCGATACTGTTTTTACCAGATCCGGCAGCCCCCACAACGCTTGAAGCATTACCCATGAAGTAACGCATTGATGGGTTAGTTCCATTGAAACTGTTGACTTCGCCCTTACCTTTTTCAGCATGTGTCGTCACGTTTGAGGAATCCCCAGTAAAGTAACGTGCCAACGGATTAGTCATGTTAAAGGTATTGACCTCACTCTTACCGTGTTCAGCATGTTGAGTGACATTAGAAGAATCGCCAGTGAATTGCTTCATCCCCGGCTTGTAAGAATCATAGGAGATTAGCTCTCCTTTCGCTTGCGAAGTCTTCGTCAGTAAATCATTGACATTAGCCGTCAACTCTTTCGGGCTCGGGTGTTTGGCCTCGTATGCATCTACATCAATGCCTGCCTCAACTAGTTTGGCGCGGGCATCAGCATTATTTACCAATAATTCTTTGGTCTTTGACGGTAATTGATTCCACAAACCAAACTTGGCCACAGCGTCAGCAAGCTGTTCCTTGCCTTTGGCCTGAATCAGTGCCGTCTTAGCCTCGACTGACAACCCGTTCCAAGACTGTGCTTCAATCATGCCTTGAATCAAGGTGGCTGTTGCTTTATCTTGCACAATCATCTGCATCTGCTTAGGAGTCAGTTGGTTCCAACCGTTAACTTCATCAATTGCCGTGACTAGAGATGAATAATCACCCTTAACCACTGCCTGCATTTGCTGCGGAGTAATCTTGTTCCACAGGGCCAACTGGTCAAGCATGTCAGCGAGTTTACCCTCGCCCACGGCTTTTAGCGTTGTGTACTGATCTTTGGGATCGATTGACTGCCACACGCCCAGGTTGAATAAGACGTCCTTGAGCTCGTCTTTACCCTTGGCATTGATCAACGCAGTTTGTTGTTTAAGTGTCAAACCCTGCCACTTGCCAGATTGCGTCAAGATATCAATGAGTGGCAAAGTAGCCTTGTCATGAACGATCGCTTGCTGTTCTTTGAGACTCAATTCATTCCAGTAACCCATTTGAACCAGTGCGTTGACAAGCGGTGTGTAATCTCCACTGACGATGGCTTGTTGTTCTTTTGGCGTGAACTTATTCCATGAAACAAACTCGGTTATGATGTTAGCTAAGTCTTTTTGACCGGACGCCCTCACTAGAGCTGTCTTCTCTTGAACGGTCAGCGAATTCCACTTGTCGGTAGAGGCCATCGCCTCGACAATCATTTGCTTAGCATTTGAGCTAATCTTGGCATTCTTTAGGTCAAATTTAAGACGTTTCCAACCATCTTCCGTGCTTGCGGTATCCTTTAGAACTTGTGGCAGATTGGTGACAACTTTACCAGTTTTAGGGTCTAGTACAAGGTTGTTCCAATCGTTACCAGCCTTCTGGACACTCTTGCTCATACTGGAATTAACGGCGGCCGCAAATTGCTTACTATCTTTGACACCCTTACTCATTGCCTCTGAATAAGCGCTCATTGCTTTTTTAGCTTGAGACGCCGTCGCACCAAACTCTGTTTGAAGTTGTTCTTGAATCGTCTTGTTGGATAGTCCTTGCGCTTTCATCGCTTGGATCGCACCCGCATAAATCACGCTCATGTTGCTTTGATGATCTTTTTCCAGCTTTTCAAGAGCTTTATTCTTTTGAGCCGTACTCAACTCAGCAGAGTTTTTAATGGCAGCATAATGTTTGCCATAAGTATCAGTTTCGTCAGCAAATGCCTGTTGCATCTGGCTGTACTGTTCCTTAGCCGCTGCTTGACTCATCCGAATCTTTTCGCCATTAATAGCTTTTAAGACATTCGCTTGTTGGGTACCAGAAATTCTAAGTGTCTTAACGGCCTCGGCTGCACTGCTCTTGCGCAAGTTATCCAGAATCTGAATTTGATCTCGAGTAAATTCGACATGTTCTTTGCTGGCAGATTCAGTAATTGACTTAGCTTGTTTGGCATTAGCCTCAATTTGCTTAATGCGTGCATCGTCGGCCTTCTTCATTTCTGCTGCGTCTTTACGAATCTGATCAGCAGTCGATCCGCCGACTTGCTTCGCCAACTTTTCGAGTGCGGTTTGGGTGTTTTTGGACGATTCTTTAGCGGCCTTCGTAATATCATCAAAACCGTTGGCAATCGTTTTGGCATTTTCTTTGACAGTGTGGTTAGTGTCAGTGAAAGCACCACTGATCTTGCCAGAAGCGTCTCGCATCTTAGTTGCGGACCTATCTGCTGCTTCGCCAATATCCGTGCCCCATCGTGAAGTTCTGTCAGCAGACTCAAGAGCCTTTTTGCCCCACAATTCCCAAATGGCTACACCGGCACCGACGACTGCTGTCACACCTAAAACAACTGGGACGATTGGCCCCAATGCCGCTAGTAATCCTGTTCCGCTCGCTGCGGCTCCGCCCATGGCTGCTCCCATTCCAGAAGTGCCTTCTGCCGCCGCTGCTGCGGCTGGTGCAACCTTCAATGCTTCAAAGGCTGTCTTACTAAAGCCAGACTTGAGCACATCCATTGCAGTGCCGCCAAGTTTCGCGGCTACGGATGCTCGCCCAATGACTCCCGCAATTCCAGATATTCCTTTGCTCAAAGCAGTAACAGGCTTAAGAGCTCCGCCGATCAGAGAACTTACTGGCCCTACAACTGCCGCAAACGCTGCAAATTTAATAATGGCTTGTTGCGTACCACTGTCCATTTTTGTAAAGGCATTGACAACATCGGTTGCTGTTTTGATAAGAGGAGTCAGCGTCGGTAGAAGTTTTTGACCTACTTCAATTCCTAAAACATGAATCGACTCTTGAAATCTCTTCAATTTGGCGGCATCCGTATTGTTTAACTGGTTAGCAATTTTGGCAGTTGTTCCGCTAGCATGCTCAGCTTCACTGGTATATTTTCGTAACTCACCGCCGCCTGCGCTAATCAAGGCGTTCATTCCTGCTTGCGCTTCAGTGCCAAAGGCAAGCGCAACAGCAGAAGCTCGTTGCTGGTCCGTCCACCCCTTAGTGTTATTCTTGATTTTGTCAAGAATCTCTGGAAGAGTTAGAGTTCCTTTTTTGAAATCAGCAACAGATATGCCTAATTCATTAAATCCTTGACGATTTTGCTTAGAAGGCTTCAACAGTCTTGTTAAAGCACCACGTAATGCTGTGCCAGCAACTGATCCTTCAATCCCTTTGTTGCTCATAATACCAATAGCAGCCGCTGTTTCTTCGAGTGAGATACCAGCAGCATGAGCAGAAGGACCGACATACGTCATTGCCTCGCCCATATCTTGGAGCCCTGCTGCAGTAGCGTTCGCAATATAGGTAAGAGCATCTGTAACGCGAGACGTGTTTTTAAGCATGCCCGTTGTTGATTCTGTCTTTAGACCAAATTGTTCCAGAACGGATGTAGAAACATGCATAACATCGTTGAAGTCATCGCCAGACGCTTTTGCCGCATTGAGAACTGCAGGCATTGCGCCTAATGTTTGCGCAGCGGTATAGCCACGTTTGATCATTTCTGACATGCCTTCGTTAATTGCAGCCGTGGAAACGCCATATTCAACCGACCACTTTTTAGATGCTGATGCTAGTTGATCAAGTTGCGCACGATACTTGGCAGTAATCGCACCCCCATTTGTTAGCAAAGGTCCCATTGCTTGAATCTGGCTGTTGAAATCAATAGCAGATTTAGCGGCTGCTACAAATCCAATGGCAATTGGAGCAGTTACTGCCTTGGTCATCGTTGATCCGAAACTAGTTAGCTTAGAGCTTGTCTTTTCGGTAACAGATGCAAACCTTGATGCACTGTTTGATACTTTAGTCCAGCTATCGCTTTGCAGCGCAATCTCTTTGCGTAAGGCCGCCATTCGATTTTCATTTTTAGCAGCAGCGGCAGCAGTCCGATTATATTGTGATGCAGCATTAGCTTGCAGTTTTGTAGCACGATTAATTTCTTCCTGCGATGCAGTCTCGCTTTTATTAAGTCTTTCAACCGCTTTCGAATTTTCATCATACTGTTCTCGCTGTTTTCGAAGCTGAGCTTGGTAGTTCTTTGACTGGCGGCTCAATGTTTCATAGGTGGAACGCATGTTGTTGATAGACTTTTCAGAGCCCTTAAACGCAGCATCTTGAGCCCGCAACTCAGCGGCGGTTGCTTTAATTGAAGACTTCAAAACTCGCTGGCTCACTTGAAACGGATCAATGTTAAGGCTTACGGTAGCCGCAATTTGTCCGAGATTTCCTAACATGTTTTACCTCCTTTCATAGAACTAGAAAAGGAACGGAAAGGCCTTGTCGATCGTGGTCTCCCGTTCCTCGTAAATCTGGTTAAGTTTTTCAATATCGCGGAGCGTCATAGCATCAACGTCAGCTAATCGGTAGCCTTCAGAGAGCCTTGCTTTGTAGAAGTCGTCAAGGTTGCTAATGGCTTCTTTGACGTCCGCTTCGGTGATTTTTTTGCTGTGTCCTTCTTATCCTCTTCACCGTCGCTTAGAGAATCGCCAATGGCATCATTGATTGAATCCAGCGATTTCAAAGAAATAGACGAGCCATCAATAACATCATCGGTAGTAAACTGGTTTTTCCAGAAATCAACCGCAAATTTGGCTAAGTTTTTCTCGTTCTCGTCGTAATCATCGTTTGAAGGGCCATCTTTACGGTTTAGCATGCGCAATTGTTGTTGCTGCACTTTCAAGGCGTTCGTGGTATCACGTAATGTTGGCTCTCCATTTCGTGTGAAAACGCACGTTTCGCCTTTGATATTTAGTTTAATTTGATATGCCATGCTTAATCTCCTTAGGTATAAGCCGCCCGCAGTTCGCGTATTGTGCATTTACAAGGCGACAATGATAGAAACGTTCTAGTTAATGTGTGATCTGCGAATTACGGAGCCGGTGTAGCGGGAGTAATAGTCGCGTCTTCAGCAGTCTTAGGGAAAACATATCCGTGGAACTTATCAAAATCGAATCCATCGTTGTCTTCACGACCAATCAACACAACATTGCCAGTGTCTTGGTCACCACGAGGAATGAATGAGCCTTCGATGCTGTCAGCACTCGGATCTGGTGTGCCGTCAACAGTCTTGGTATCAACGCCCGGAAGTGAGAACATTCCCTTGAGCATACCAACCCAAACGTATTTACCATTTGAGAGCTTCGTACGGAACAAAGTTGCGGCGTAATTAGGGCTAAGGTTCTTTGGATATACTTCAACCCCATTAACAACCTTAATGCCAAATAAATCAGACTTCATCTGTGAATCCACATCGTACATTTCGATTGTTTCGGTTGCTTCTGTGATACCACCAGAGAGGATCAAGTACGGGCCATCATCAGCGGACAGCGTCTTTTGCTCTGTTTTAATATCCAATTTCACACTAGATAAGCCTTGAATCTTTCGTGTGCTTAGTACAAAGTCGTCATCACCGACAACCCCGTATTCAAAGGCCGAAGCCCCAAATTTTGCTAACTTCTTATTAGTTGTAACAGCAGTATCTGCCATATTTAAAATCCTCCTTTAGGAAAATAAAAAGGACTAGCCAATCGGCAGTCCTTGAAACTGAAAGTATCCTGTTGTCATGCGAAGGGCTGGGGTATCACCATCAACGTAGGAGTTGCGATAATACCTTTCCCAGCCAGCCGCATGTAGTGCTTGATATATCTGTGTTTCAATTTTTTCTTGTTGATCCCAGTCCGTTTTGTCCACCCAAAAATCTACTTGTACTTTCGGATACTCTAGGATCCTAGAATCGTCAGCATAATCAGCAGCATCACCGGGCAAAGAAGTGATCCTCACCCATGGAGCTAGACTTTCAGGAGTTACGCTAGTCCGGTTATTGAAGTCTGGGGTACCTATATATACCTTGTCAGCAATATCCGAATCGGCTGACAGAATGTCATAAACACGTTTTTCTGGTGCCATTACATCCCGCCTTCCTTCAAGTGACTTAGAAAAGTAGCAATAACAACTGGCCGCATGACTTCTTGGGTTTCCTCAATGAAATGTTGCGGGTCCTGCATTGAAGTGCCCGAGTTTGGAAAGTGAGCACGCCAGCCAGTATTTTTACCATATCCAACGTCTACTTCTGTTAAGCCGCTCGTTTCACGGACACTTGAAAGCTTGATGTCATCTCTCAGATGTCCGCTCATATCAGTCTCCCCGTCCCATTCGGGCGTATTGCTTTTTAGCTTGTCGGCAAACTTTTGTGCGCCATCTCGGACAGCCGCTCGAGCTTCTTTTGCAACCCCAAATTGGAGTTTGTTAAGATTAGCGAGCAGTTCAGCATCACCTGTGACTTTTACGCCCATCAGCTCACCGCCTTTGCCGTAATCGTTGTCAGATCGCGCCTCTCGTAATCAGGATCAAGACCCGTGATTTGATATTCCTTCCCACGCCACTGAATTCGCCAAGTTGGTTGGATTTCCTCTGCGGTCAAAAATCGCACTAAAAAAGTCGGGCTGTCTTTGCGAGTGCCCAACTTCGTCTGTGGATCATTTGCTTCTCTGATTGGTACCTTAGGAACTTCCGCCCAAACCGTCATATGCTTAACGAGCACACCATCAACCGGAACTCCGTTAACCTTTTTTGACTCATAGCTGACGAACGCAATTCTTTCAGTCATTCGATTAGTTCGCATCAGAATCACCATCCTCTTCCGGCAATTCTGAACGAAGCTGATTGATAATATTTGTTGTTGATGTCTGTAAAGGAAAGCGCATGACTTCAGCACCCATACCTCGGTAGTCATAGTCTTCCTTCACTTGCTTCATGAGTGCTGTGAAGAAACGATCCCGAGTTTCTGGATTGCTTAGAAATTGTTCCGGATTTGATCCAAAACTAATAGCCGAACTAATTTCACCACAAGCGTCATGCACCAGTTGCATAATCATTGGGTCTTCGATTGTCTGATCAACTTTCAAGTACATTTTCAGAACCTGAAACTGTTCATCAGTCAGTGGGCTTTTGTCAAGCGTAGTATCTGCCAAGAGTAACCACCTACCCGGCGTTAACAGTAACGGCAAGTGTTGAGCTGATGCCATTAGTGCTAAATGTGATTGTCGCTGTGCCCGCTGCCAGATTGGTAATAGTGTAAACACCATCGGACTTCTTAACAACCGTAGCAACGCTTTCATCGCTCGACACAGCTTCGACTGCTTGAGGAGCGCCATCAGGAGTGACTGTCACCGTGATATCTTTTGTGGCACCGACACCACCCGTGAACGTTTTCTGGCTCAAAGTCACTCCGTCAGGCGTTACGCTTTTGGGGTATATGTGAGGAAGTACCCTGCTTTTTCATCTGCTACAGATACACCAAAGCGCATTCCTGCTTGCAAGAATTGTCCGTAAATCTGATCGTCAACCCAGCGAACCATGAAGTCTGCGCGGTTAGCAAACAGAATTGCCCGCTTGATGTCACCCAAAAAGGCGTGTGCTTCGCCTGCTGCACCCAAAGTATCATCAGATACAACAACAATCGGCATACCAAGAACGCTCTTTCCAGACGGGGTCAAGATACTGTCTTGCAACAAGTAACGGCCATTACCGTCCTTCACCGTATCCAAGAAGTTGTAAAAGCTCTGGGACGCGATGATGACACGTGAATATGCCGGATCTAAGTCCACATTGTTGATGTGCTTCAAATCATCGACGGAGGTAATGCTCTTTGGAGTGAATCCCTTCAGCAGAGTTGCAACGGCACTGTTAGTCGTGTTGACCTTGATTTGTTGCGCGTTTTGAGCAATCAAGCCGACCAAATCAATCGCAGAATCATCAATTGATTCCTGCGAAATTGGCAACGCTTGCCGGTAGGTGTCTACTGACCAGTTGACAGGCTTGAAATCAGGCTTAGCCATTGCCGGGTTCTTTTCCAGTTCAGCAACGGTTGCCATCTTGGTAGTGGCATTTGCAATCGTTGGATAAGTTCCTTTTTGTGTGGATGCTTGGAAGACATTAGTGAATGGTTTCAGGTCGACCACTGTCTGCAATTCACGCTGTGGCGTATTGACGATGGTATCAGGAATTGTCTCCTTCGCGTCAACAGACTTAACCCCAGCGTTAACTGCATCACTGGCATCAGTAGGATCAGCACGCAAAACCGCAAAGGTACCAACGTCTGTCTTTTCAAAATCAATGCCTTCTGTGTTACGGCCACGGCTGTGAAGATAGGCATTCATAGCGGTGCGATAATTCTGCTGTTCAGGTTGCCGTTTCTTCTTGTCGCTTGGCTGTTCATTGCCTTTCAACGCAGCCTCGTATAAGTCACGTTTTTCTTCAAGATCTTTGATCTCTTTTCCAGCTTTATCATACTTGGCACGAACGCCTTCTGCCTTCTTCAGGTTTTCCTCGGAATCTTCACCTTCAAGTAAAGAACGAAGTTCTGTCTTCATAGCTGGCAACGCTGAACGCTTTTCATCAAGTTGCTTTTTAACAGCAGCTAATTTTTCATCTAAAGTCATCTAGTGACCCTCCTTATTTTTTGTATAAAAATAGGCACCGATTATTCGATGCCCTTGAGCAATTCCTCTTTATTCAGTTGATAAAGCATCTTGCGCCGCTTAAGTTCCCATTCTGGCGGCTGATCTAGCGCTTTTATCTGTTCCAACGATCGTGCTCCGACCTTTACCTCAGTGTCTGGATAAGCAGGTGTTGTCACCGGCGAAACATCAAACAGATGATCAATTTTGTTGATCGTGCGCTCGTATTTAACCCCTCGTTCGCTTGACTTTTGCCACTTTTGCGCGTCTTTGTCTGGCGCAATCGTGAATGCAAAGCTTGACTGGCTGATAATTCCCCGACGAACATTTTCTAACAAATCACGCCCAAGCTGTGTATCTGGAGGTGTCAACGTATATTTGAGCCCCGTTTCATCAACCGTCAGCTCTAAATTGACTCCCGTGCGGCCTAACACTTGGTTCTGGTCATGATTAAATAGCGCAACAACGTTACTCATGTCCGCATTGTCCAGCGCGTGTGGAGCAATGTGTTCGCGGAAACTCAGCTCGCCACTGCCCATAATCTCGGATTGTCTGTCGAATTTAAGGGCATAGCCCTCAATAACGGCAGGATGATTATCATCCCCATCACGAATTTGCATGGGTGTCGCTGTCATTCGCAGTTCCTTTGTCATTAGCATCACCTCCCTTCAGTTGCGATGCATGTTCAGCTTGGTAAGCTTCTTTCTGGTCAATGAAAACAGTATTCAACGTTGACTGGATCCGATCCATGTTCGGATCTTTAAGCGGCTTGCTGCCAAGCTGCGCCCTACCTTCGTTGCCAGTCCAAATGCCGCCGTCAATTGCTAGCTTGACATCAGAGATTGGCAATCCATTGACGGCTTTAGTATCAAAGCCAATGCGATACTGATGGCGCTGGTTGTCATCAAGCAACTTCAACTCAAACTCACTTGTAATCGGCTCAAAATAAAACGGCAGATCATTGCGAATATAGTCATCAGCAAGCTGTTTAACAGACTGGTTCGGGCTGTTCTGCGCCAACCGATATGCTGGCACACGTAATGCTTTCGCAATCTGCGCGGTCGAGTAATTGTTGCTGTTAATTAAGTTTAGGACATTGGTATCGACCTCCAATGGCTGATAATCCATTGTTGAGTCAACCACGATAGGCGATCCAGCATCAGCACCTGCCTGTGCCCTTTCAAAATCTTCACGAATCTTGCGCCGCGCCTCTGCTGACAGGCTGCTAGCTTTTGCCTTGATAATTGAGCCTTTCAAACCACTCTTGAAGAACTTCTGTAACGTTGAAACGCCTGACTCCTGTAGTCCAATTTCATCACCAAGCGACAACAGCGGTGAGCGCCCCATGATTGTGTCGTATGAGAAAAACTTCCAGTGAATGACGTCCTCAAATCCACATATTTTTTGCATGCTAGAATTGTAGGGCGTGAAACGGTAGATGATGTTATCGGGGTCGCTTGTGTCCACCTGCGTCTGTGATGGGGCATAGAACTCAAACATAGCTGGTTCGTTGGTTATCGGATCGCGCACAATACGCGAATAAGCATTACCAGTCAAAATTGCATTGACCATCATGGAAAATTTCCACTGATAAGCCGACAGCCGCTTATTCACTTTGGTGTTCATCAAGTAGTCGATGTTCGACAAGTCAATAACTTCATCAGTTTCACGATCAGTGATCACCAACGGAAATCGGCTAACATCACCTGCGACAATTGAGACAGCTGTCAGCACATCGGAGTTGCGTAATGCAGAAATACCAAGGTCTCCACCTCGAAATGATGGGATTACCCCAGAATCAAGCAAATGATCTGCCCAGTGAGGGTCCACTTCGGTTGCCAATCCTCGAAATAGCTTCATTCATCTCACCTCCCTTCGTTATCAGGAAGCAGCAGAATAAAGGCGAGAACAAACAACAAGCCGCCGCAAACCATGAATCCAGTAGGTCTATTGATCAAAAAAGCCCCATATCCAGCTAAAATGAAGCCTAAAACAGTGGCAATTCCAGCCATATTTGCGCCAAGAATTCTAAAAAAGTTAGCTAGTTTTCCATTCACATTCTCACCTCCTAAAAGCCAAAGTCGTCACTAAACACACGGTCGTCGTCCAAATAGTTGTCCAAGTCTTCCTTGAACGCGATGGCATAAGCATCAAGCGTGGCATCAATCATGTCTATTTTGTTAGCATACTTATTCTTATTAATACGGACGCCGTTGTTGTCAGACATTAGAACCGCGTTCATTGCGGCGGCCTGCATAATGCGATTATCTGAATGCTTTATGCGACCGCCTATAACATCATCGCGGAACTGCTTAGTTGGCATTGACAGTGTCAGCGTTCCTTGTCGCACCTGTACCATCGGCCACTCAGGGTGATTCTTCTCAATTGTTGTTAGCATTGGCCCAAATTGATAAGGGTCATACATGATGCCCTGAACATCTAAGTCATTGCGCTCAATAAAGTCTTCGAGCCATTCATATACCCGATCGTTGTCGATGATACCTGACTCTAAGCTGCTGATCTCGCCTTCGCCGTGTTGTTCAGCAGACAAGTAGTCAATGCGATCTGTCTTGATTTTGTTATCGATGCCACCTTTTGAAGCAACAAATGCATAACCATCGAGCCACCACCAGCCCTCCTGGGGAATTAGCCAAGAAATAGCGAATAGATCGCTTGTACGACCGACATCAATTCCAATCCATGCTCTTTGCCCGCGAATATCAGGCTTGTCGGTCAGCTCTGCCGCTTTCCAAGCATCGAAATCTAGATAACTGTCTTCTGTAGCTTGTCGCCAAATATTGAAGTTTTTGACTAATTTAGCGTTTAGACTGCCATCAGCACGAGCTTGAGATAGCTTTGTGGTCAAATAGTCGGTGATCTGATCATGCACAATATCAACGTCAAGTAGCGGATTCGATTTGATCCAAGAATTGGGGTCATCAACCTCTTGTACGTTGTCTTGTTCAGCAATGAATGCAAAATAGCGTTCTGCCGTTTCTTCACCGGACAACACCTTTTTGGCATATGGATAATTTTGTTGAAACATCGGCACGTTCATGTCGAATCCAGCCGTTGAAATGATGAACGTCAGATAACTAGGCAGTAACACCTGCCCTGAGGCAAGGGTTTCAATCATATCTGTTGTTTTAGCGTTGGCATATTCGTCAACCACCGCAACATGGGGTTCATAGCCATCGACAAGTCCTGTATCACGAGAGAACGAACGAATTGTTGATCCGTCGTCTAAATTGACAAGTTCATCTCGCGTAATCTTAACCATTCGTTTGATGCCTGGGTCTTTCCGCATGAGCGCACGTAATCGGTCTTTTACCATTCCGAATACAATGCCGGCCTGCTTGCGATCATTAGCAGCGGTATATAATTGCCGTTTGTTGGCTGGATTCTTTCCGAACAGAAACTCATACAGAATGACGCCAGAAATCAAAAGCGACTTACCGTTTTTTCGTGCCATCGAAATGAACACATCGGTAAATCGCCTTATATTTGGATCATCTTTGTCAACCCAGCCATATATACTGCCAATAATGAATTTTTGAAACGGTGCTAATGGTTGTGGTTTCCCACTTTTTGGTTCTGGCAGAATTTCCATAAATTTAACAGCCTTTCCCGCTAGATTTGGATCATAACGCCATCGCCAATCTGTTCGTTTCAAGTCTTCTTGATGCCGTTTCACCGCGAGATTAACTGCATTAGAAGTAATAAGACGACCGTCCAGCACACGTTTTATAAAATTTGGCATTGGATCTTTAAATTTTGACAACCAGCATCACCTCCATCGCGTCTAGCCAAAAGTATCAATGATTGAATCGTTCTTCTGTGCTTCGGTCTTAGGCATGCTCATCTGCATCCGGCTGTTGACATTAAGGCCAAGATCACTGGCTAGACTTTTAATATTTGCTGTGGCTTTATTCAAGGTGCTAATGTACGCATAATATTCATCTTGATCTCCATTCTTTAAAGCCAATTTCATGTTGACCGATGTGTTTTTGTAAACCGAATACCATGTACAATAGTTTTCCAACTCGGCGCGATCGAGATTTCTAAGTGGTAAGGTCCCCAAAGATTCGATAATTCGCTTGTATTCTTGTTTTGCGACTGGGTCAAGATGATTAGGCGGTGTTACCTGAAGTTTTGGAATGCCATCTTTGGCCATTAATTCCGCATGTAGCTTGGCTTCTTGCCGTTCTTTGGTCAAATCACCCTTAGACATTTGCAACACTTTGTATTTTCCAGCCATTTCCCACTTCACCTCCTAATATCTATATAAAATGGGCTGAGTTTACCCCTGCCGCCTTAAAAATCGTTACAATTTGGGGTGCAAAAAAGAGGTCGATCGTTCTTCTGTTCCAAGAAATGTAACCCCCGATAAAAATGGAAGGGGGGTCTAGCCGTTTCCAGCCCGTGTAGTCGCCCGATAAATTATCGAAAATTTGTTTTTTAATTTTTTATTTTCTTGAATTTTGCAAATTTGTTTTCTGATTTCATTTCGTCAAGTTTGTTCATCACTTTGATGAGTTGACTCACATCTCGACCTTGCTTAGACAGTCTCTGCATGCATGTGTCTCGGTCAGTGTCGATGAGTATGTGTTCGACATCTCGACTAGCAAGCAAGGTGTCTAGCTTCTCATCTGGATATGTCATGACTAACCACACATGGTCGAAGGTCTGCTCTGCTTTAAGCTTCCGCAGTATCAGCTCATAGATTAGCTGCACATAATCATTGGCGTCTATATTGCCCTGATGTAATGGCAGGCCTGTTAACGCCGTCATGAGATGGTCATAATCATAGACGAGGTCATGCTGTCCTTGATGCCGCTTGACGTATGTTGACTTGCCACTTGCTGGATAGCCAACGATTACTGTAATCTTCATGGCTCGATGTTGTCCCTTCTTACGCTTGGTTGTCTCACGTCTCGTCTTCCAGTAGTGGCAGTCCCTGCATAAAGCCTGCAGGTTATCCGCATTCGTGCGGTCTTCCCAGTCATCTTCGCTTGGAACAATATGATCAACTAATGAGGCTTGCAAGCCACAGCGTTGGCATAAACTGTTGTCTCTAATCAATATCTGCTCACGCAGCTGCTTCCATTCATTACTGTGATAGAACCTAAGGTAGTCCGACTGCTGCTCATTCCGCACACGGTTGTACTGCCTATCCGCCTCCGATCTAACACGAGCATTGGCATCAACCAATTGTGGTCTTCCATTTATAAAGGCGAGCTTCTTACTTGGCATAGATATCTCCCGTATACGATGTGTTAGTCATGACCATCACTCCTCGTGTAATCTAATGATGATCCCAAATAAGATAAACAACGCCAGTAAAGCAATCATCACTATTAGTGGCGCGAATACTAGCAGCCAAATCCATGCGATCAAGCCGAATAGCTTGGCCAGCACGAATATTAGTGTGAGCAGTAATAGGAAATTGCACATGCTAAATCATTTCCGCGTATTGTTTGATCTTGTCAACCTGAAAGTCGCACCATTCGTCATGTGTGCCGTCTGCTTTGTAGATTGTTACGACTGGCATTGATCGATATCCCAGCTTGCGGAACCGCTCGTAGTCGTCCGCGTCTGCTGTGATGGTTTGCACTGGCATGACACGTGACAGCTTGAATACTGTTCGCCGGCACTTTTGACAGTGCGGCTTCGTGTAGATAATTGCATTCATGTGTTTCTCTTCTCTCGATAATCTCTCAATGATTGATTGCTCTGTGTGGCTAACGTACCCGTAGCTGACTCTTTTCATACCTGACATGACCTACACCGCCAACTCGAATGTATAGCCGTGGTGATGTTTTTGCCTGCCACAAAGGCAAGCATGTACTCCAGTGTCCTTCAGTCCGAGAAGTCTCGAGGCTTTCTTAATACTGTCGAAGTAGTACCGGTGTCCTGAGCTAGTGATTACATAAACCGGACTTCCGTTCGCCTTTGCCATGCGTTCAATTAAAGTACCATATGTCATATTGTAAAGTCTTGTGCACCATTCCAGATTAGATACATTGTTGTTTGTCTTGTCTTCGTCTTTGTGGTTGACTTCGGGCAAGTTGTCGGGGTTCGGCAGAAATGCTTCACTCACAAGACGGTGAACGAGTTTTTGCTCAACTTTTCCATCTCGATGTAGGCCAACCTGAAGATACCCAGCACCTGCTAAATTGTAAGCGAGCGCTTTCCCTTTTAAGTGGTTTCCTCGCATGTCTACACGGTCAAGACTCCTTACTCGGCCAAGATTGCTAACCTGATATAGTCCTTTGTAATCTTCAATATCTTTCCAAACTTCAGTTGAGTTCATAAGTGCACCGTAGCCTTTCATCGTCATAAACGAACGCATACAGCAGATGTTTGCCCGTGGTGAAGCCATTCTTAATCTCATAGGGATCATTTGGCTTTGCTGTTCCAAGCTGGCGCCACATAATGCCACGATCATCTTTAAACCGCTCGCTATGATAGTGGCCTGAGTGAAGTTCGTATGTTTTTGCCATATTGAATATCTTTTTGTACTCAAATGGGAAAAGCCCTGTCAGCTTGTCCTTGGCTACATCTCCGTGGGCGAGCATAATGCCAACATGCCCTAGCAAGTATGCACAGCGCCAGTCGGTTGCCGGATTACTGTCATTGAGATCAACGTGTACTTGCGGATAGCGATCTATTAGCGCATAAAGAAAAGCGTATTCGAGATCACCTGAATGGTTACCGAACACGCTCTTTATTGAGACGCGATTGCTATATTCAATTGCCAGCGGAATAATCTGATCAAACAACTTCACAGCATCATGGAATGCCTGACGCATGTTTGCGTGATCTAATTGTGTTCCTCTAACCGTTTGTGTTGCATGAATCTGATCACTATGGAACAGATCTCCCAATTGCTCGATCACAATCTCGTTGTAGCCGTCCATGATTATCTCTCTAAGTTGACTCACCATGTCTTTTAGATCGGCGAATGTTGTCCAGCCAAAATGCAGGTCAGGCAATGGGATGACTAAGTTGCGATCGCCCGATTTCTTCATGCCGTAATTGACCGGAATGATTTTGTCGTTGAACGCTTCAGCCATTTCATTTATCGATAAGCCTTGTTTCGGCTTTACGCGAATATGAATGCTATACTGCGGAACTGTGCCGTCTTCGGTACTATGCTGCTCATACACTTTGTAGTCGCCTAAGACCATCTCGAACTTATCAGGATCGTATCCACACAACTCCATCAAAGTTCGTGGGTCTTTATTTGGCTCATGCTTGAGTCTCATTAAGGCCGTGACTGTTTGACTACCATCAGCATTAAGAGCGACTTTTCTATCAACGGGTTGGCTCTTTCTATCTGTTTTCGCTGAATCGTATTCATTCTTGACTGGTTTTTGGAACTCGATGCCAAGCCGTCTTGCTTTTCCCTGAAGCGCATCATAGCTAATTCCGAGTTTGTCGGCTGTCTCGCGTCTAGTAAAGCCTTCATAGGCGAGCTTCCTAATGTCACCGATCTGTTCTTCTGTCCATTGCATCTACTCGCCTCCTAAAATATAATGTCCGTGAGCAGTTTGATGACGCTGCTCACATTCTCATGAAGAACTTCCCGAGTTCTTAAGCCCTCGGATTCGGCCCCGAAAGCTTTTTTGTTGCTTAAAAAATTTCGATGAGTTAGAATTAAATTGTTCCCAACAGATACTCATTTTCACTCCTCTGTAATACCCTATCTTTAGGCTCTCGGCCCCCAACCGAGGGCTATTTTAGTATCTTCTATCAGGAATGTGATAATATATATGCGTGAGCAGCGGCTTTTCTCCTCCAAGTCAATCGCTGCTACTCACACATATGTTTCGTTTTTTCATCCTTTTGGCCCTTGGACTGGTCTCTGAGGGCTTTT